TTTCTGGTAGGTTTCCAAACCCAGGTTAAAATGAGTGTGTTAGGTAAAATATTTTCAGCTGGTGCTGGTGAACTTGTAAAAAACGTAAGTGGAGTTTTAGATAACTTAACTACAACAAAAGAAGAAAAGCTTGAAGCTGAAAGAAAAATAAAAGATATGATAATGAGTTACGAAGCTGAAATGCAAAAGCAAGTAACTGAGAGATGGAAACTTGATATGAATAGTGATTCATGGTTAAGTAAAAATATAAGACCACTAGTATTAGTGTTCTTAGTAGTAAGCACAGTGTTATTAGTATTTATAGATGCTGGTGCAATAAATTTTAACGTAAAAGACTCTTATGTAGATCTCTTACAATTAGTATTAATAACAGTGATTGGTGCTTACTTTGGCGGTAGATCACTAGAAAAAGTAAAAAAATAAATTATGAGATATTTTCAAAAAACATTTAGACCAGATATAATTGATGGAGCTATAGCAAAAGTAATTGGTTCTGATGGAGGTGATGCTCCTTTTTCGCAAGGTGATATTCTTTTTGATTGGCAAGCTATAGATCTTCCACTAGGAACAGATGCTATAGTAGATGCACTCGTTCATATGTACGGTGAAGACGGAAGCACTCAAGTAAACGATGATTTTAACTTATTAATTGCAAAAAGCAATAACGGAGTAGCACCAACTACTTTAGGAAATGAAAACGGCCAATTATCTGGTTGCTTTGAATTACCAGATGTATTAATAGGTATAATGAAATTTGAAGCTGATAGTAATAGAGTTGGTAAATTAAATCTTGGAGGACATGGGGGTAGTATATATCATTTTAATGTTACTGGTAATAACGGGCATGTAGGGCCTGTTGTTATAGAACCAGAACACAATGCATTAGGAGGTCAAACAACAAATAGAATATATGTAGCTGGTATCTCTGGTGGTGAGTTTGATTTTTCAACAGGAGTTTTATCTAACGCTGGTGTTAGTGATGACTCAGCTACAACTATAGCAACTAAAACAATTGATCCAAGAAAAGCTTTTAGAGCAGGTGATACTGTTTACATACACGACTCAAATACACCTATAGGAACAATCGCATCGCTAACAGTCAATAGTATAGTATTAACATCTAACAATGTTGGCGCTATTTCTGCAGACGATGAGTTTATGAATGCAAAACCTATAACCGTAACTTTAGGTTTTAAAGGAAGAGGATAAAAATAAATTAAATTAACTTAAATTAAATAAAATGGCAAAAAGAAAAACACCAAAGCCTAAAAAGGCTTTAAAAGTAACTAATGAAGAGTTAAATAGAATACAAAGCTTAGTTAATGAAATAAATAAAATTGAAATACAAGTTGGTTCATTAGAAGTACAAAAACACAACTTAATACATTACAGTAACGATGTTCGAGAAAATATGAAAAATTTTCAAAAAGAACTAGAAACTAAATACGGTACTAGTAAAATAGATATTAACAATGGTAAAATAAACTACGATGAGCAAACTAATTAGAAAGATTACAGTAGGTAAAGATTACAAAAACGATGCTATGCATTATTCTGTTGGTCAAGAAGTTTACGGTGGTCATACTATTTGTAATATAATAGAAGAAGAAGATAAATTTTCTATTTACATCAAAAAAAACAAAGACATATTACCATGGAAAGACTTCAATAAAAACATGGCAGTATCTGTAGAATATAACTTAGAATATTAAAAATATGGCATTTAAAATGAAAAGTCCGACACTATTAAAAATGGTATCGGCACTAAAAAGAAAAATAAAACCAATGATTCCTACAGCAGGGCCTACAGATGGTGTAACTGCTAGAGATGTTGAGACTGAATACGAAGAGGCTTTTAGAGGTTTGGCACCAAGAGGTAGTGTCAGTGACGTTCTTAAAAGAAGACAAGATCGATACAAACGTGGTTATGACGAGTACGGTAAAAAAATTAAACCTGGTTCTAAAATAACAAAGAACAAGAAAGGGTGAAAGCTCCTTTTGACTTTGTTATAAAACCAAAAGGAAACAGATATAATAACACTAAAAAAGTTGGTGATAAAAACTTAATATTAAACACAGAAATATTTAATCACGAGTTTGTAAATAGAGAAGCTGTAGTTATATCGACACCTGTCGCTTTTAAAACAGATATAAAACCAGGTGATACTATTATAGTACACCACAACGTTTTTAGACGTTGGCATAACGTTAAAAATATAGAAAAAAATAGCAGAAGCTTTTTTAACGAAAACACTTATCTAGTTAAGGAAGATCAAATATTTTTGTATAAAACAAAAAACAATTGGAAGCCAATGAAAGGTTATTGTTTTGTACAACCTATAAAAACAAAAGATAAGTATAACGTAGAACAAGAAGATCCATATAAAGGTATAATTAAATATACTGATGGTGAGTTTAAAGTTGATGAGCTTGTAGGTTTCACACCTTTTTCTAAATATGAATTTATAATAGATGGTGTAAAACTTTATAGAGTTATGAACCAATTTATTACAATTAAATATGAATATCAAGGAAACGAAGAAACTTATAATCCAAGCTGGGCACAAGGCAGTTGAAGAGCTGATTAACGTTGCTAAAGAAAAAATAATAACTAACACGGAAGATGATGTTAGTGCTGATAGATTAAAAAACGCTGCAGCTACAAAGAAGCTAGCTATATTTGATGCGTTTGAAATATTAAACAGAATACAAGAAGAAGAGAATATACTTGAAGGTAAAGAACCTCAAAAAAAAGAAAAAGTATTTAAAGGTTTTGCTGAAGGTAGATCAAGATGAGTTACAAACAAACACTAATTAAAATAATCGAACCTGTTAAGCGTACGACTATAACTCGTATGAATAAAGGTAAAAAATGGAAATATGGGTATAATAAAGAACATGATATTATCGTTATATCAAAAAATGGGACAATTGGTGAAATACTTGAAGTGCAAGGTTTACGCATTGCGTTACCAAAGCTGCCAACCAACTTGTACGTGCATGCCAAGCGAAAATGGCAAAGGATAGAATATCCAAAAGAATTATCTAAATTAAAAAATATATTTGACTGGCGTAGCTATCCTGAAGAAGCTAAAGACCAGTGGTATGATTATATAGACGAAGAGTTTAAACGTAGAGACGAAGGTTTTTGGTTTGATAATAAAGGTAAACCAACTTACATAACGGGTAGTCACTATATGTACTTGCAGTGGAGTAAAATAGATGTGGGTGCACCTGATTTTAGAGAAGCAAATAGAATATTTTATTTGTTTTGGGAAGCATGCAAAGCTGATACGAGGTGTTATGGTATGTGCTACTTAAAAAATAGAAGATCTGGTTTTTCTTTCATGTCATCAGCTGAAACGGTTAATTTAGCAACACTTGCAAGTGATAGTAGATATGGAATATTATCAAAAAGTGGAAGTGATGCTAAAAAAATGTTTACCGACAAAGTTGTACCAATATCTGTTAACTATCCGTTTTTCTTTAAACCGATACAAGATGGTATGGATAGACCTAAGTCTGAGCTTGCTTACCGTGTACCTGCGAGTAAGTTTACTCGTAAAAAAATTATTACAAACCAAAAGCAAGAAGATTTAGTTGGGCTTGATACAACTATAGACTGGAAAAACACAGGTGATAATAGTTATGACGGTGAAAAGCTAAACTTATTAGTGCACGATGAAAGCGGTAAATGGGAAAGACCAGATAATATATTAAACAACTGGCGTGTAACTAAAACATGTTTACGTTTAGGTAGTAAAGTAGTTGGTAAGTGTATGATGGGTAGTACTAGTAATTCGCTAGATAAAGGTGGTAATAACTTTAAAAAATTATACAATGACTCAGATGTTAATAGACGAAACCGTAATGGACAAACAAAGTCTGGGCTTTATTCTCTCTTTATCCCTATGGAGTGGAACTACGAAGGATTTATTGATGAATACGGACATCCAGTCTTTAATAGTCCAAGTGATGATGTTTTCGGACCAGACGGTGAACTAATAGATTATGGTATAATAGACTATTGGCAAAATGAAGTTGATGGTTTAAAAAACGATCAAGACGCTTTAAATGAATTTTATCGACAGTTTCCAAGAACTGAAGAACACGCGTTTAGAGATGAAGCAAAAAATAGTATATTTAACTTAGTTAAGATATACGAACAAATAGATTATAACGATGGTACAGGTAGCATAAATATTTCTACTGGTAACTTTCAATGGTTAAATGGAGTAAAAGATACAAATGTAATATTTTACCCAGATCCAAAAGGTAGATTTAAAATAAGCTGGATACCACAAGAACATTTACAAAATAAAATTATAATAAAAAATGCAATCAAATATCCTGGCAACGATCATATGGGCGCTTTTGGCTGCGACAGCTACGATATTAGCGGTACTGTAGACGGAAGAGGTTCTAACGGAGCTTTACATGGTTTAACAAAGTTTAGCATGGAAGACGCTCCACCAAATCATTTTTTCTTAGAATATATAGCTAGACCACAAACAGCTGATATATTTTTTGAAGACGTGTTAATGGCTTTAGTGTTTTACGGTATGCCATTACTAGCAGAAAATAATAAACCAAGATTATTATACTATTTACGAAGAAGAGGTTATAGAGGTTATAGTATGAATCGCCCTGATAAATCTTGGAATAAATTATCTACAGCAGAAAAAGAAATAGGTGGTATACCTAATTCAAGTGAAGATATAAAACAAGCTCACGCTGCTGCTATAGAAACATATATACAAAACCATGTTGGTCATATTAATGAAGGTAATTATGGTAATATATATTTTAACAAAACATTAAACGATTGGGCAAAGTTTGATATAAATAGAAGAACTAAATTTGATGCTTCTATAAGTAGCGGTTTAGCTATAATGGCATGTAATAGACATTTGTACGCACCAAACGTTAAAGTAGAAAAATCAAAACTAAATATTAGTATTGCTAAGTATAACAATACTGGAAATATGTCAAAATTAATTAAGAGATAATATGAGTTATTATAAAAATTTTCCTAGCCAAGTTGTAAGCGATGCAGAAAAATCTACGTATGAGTATGGTTTGAAAGTTGCAAAAGCTATACAGAGAGAGTGGTTTAATGAAGGGCAAGGTTATCAAAATAGTAGATATCATCATAACTATAATAACTTTCACAAGTTAAGGTTATATGCTAGAGGTGAGCAGTCGGTTCAAAAATATAAAGACGAGTTATCTATAAACGGTGACTTAAGCTACTTAAATCTTGACTGGAAACCCGTACCTATAATATCTAAATTTGTAGACATAGTTGTAAATGGTATATCAGAAAGACAATATGCTGTAAAAGCTTATTCGCAAGATCCTTTTGGTGTTGAGAAAAGAACTAAGTATATGGAGTCTATATTAAATGATATTAATGCTAAAAGCTTTGATGCTATAGCTAAGCAAAAACTTAATATGGACTTGCGAGAAAACAAGCAAGATGATTTACCAGAAACACCCGAAGAACTTGACTTACACATGTCTCTTAATTACAAACAAGCCGTAGAAATAGCTGAAGAGCAAGCTATAAATGTTTTACTTGAAGGTAACAAATACGATTTAACTAGAAAAAGAGTATTGTATGATTTAACAGTTTTAGGTATTGCTGCTTGTAAAACAACATTCAATATC